AGGCGTCCTTTATGTCGATGATGTCGGCACCCCGTGGAATGGCCTAACTAGTATTTCGGAAGAGCCATCTAGTGGCTCTTCAAAAGAATACTATATGGATGGCATTAAATACTTGCAACTTTCTTCGTCTGAAGAATTTGCTGCAACTATCAATGCATACACATATCCTAAAGAGTTTGGTGTATGCAATGGAACCAATGAAATTCGAACTGGTTTGATGTTGACTCATCAACCGAGAAAATCGTTTGGGTTGTCTTATCGTTCTTTTGTGGGCAACGATGTTGATGGTAACGAACATGGCTACAAGCTGCATATTGTCTATAATGCTCTAGCAGCACCATCAAATGTTACGCATAATTCTCTAAATGATTCACCGTCACCAGTAGATTTCTCATGGGCTCTCACAACTAAACCTCCTATTCTTACTGATTATCGACCTACGGCACATGTAATTGTTGACACCAGATATGCAAGTGCTTCTGTAGTGTCCGCGTTGGAAGATGTTTTGTATGGAACGAATTCCCTTACAGCACGCCTTCCAACGATTTCAGAAGTAATTGCGCTGTTTGATTCGGTTGGTGCACTTGTCGTTACCGATAATGGCGATGGAACATATACAGCAGTTGGTCCCGACTCCGCTATTACTATGTTGGATGCGACAACATATCAAATTACCTGGCCTACTGCTATATTTATTGATGCAAACACGTATACAATTTCCTCCTGATAGAATGAGGTCCTCATGGCTACAGTAACTGGAATCACTGCCGCTCGTGCTGCAGCCATCGAGGCGGCATCCGTTGTTAGCGGCACCATTAACGGCTCTGGCCATCTTATTCTTACCAAGCATGACGGATCAGTGATTGACGCTGGATCTGTTGTTGGCTCTTTGGATACTGATCTTAACACTATTGCGGCATTGACTCCTACGAACAATGATACTATGCAGTATATTGGCGGTGCATGGGCTAATCGCACGCCGTCTCAAGTAAAAACTACCTTGGCTATTGCTGAAGCAGATGTAGCTAATTTGGTAACCGATCTCGCTGCGAAGGCCCCTATTGCTTCTCCAACATTTACTGGTAAAGCAACCTTTGTGGCGACAGTGCATACACCAGTAGCGATTTCTTTGGCTGCAGGTCATGCAGCAATCGATGCTAATACGGGGCACGTGTTCGACATTGCTGCCACTGCAAGTTTTACTCTGGATAACCCAAGCAACCCAACAAATGGGCAAGTGATTCACTTGCGCATTACTCAAGATGCTACTGGTGGACGACTTATGACGCTGGGATCGGCATGGTCTGCTGGGCCGAACACGGTAGCTTTGTCTACGGCGGCCAATAAGCGTGATCATCTTATTGCGCAGTATCATTCCGGTTCGGGTAAGTGGGATATCACCGGCTTCCAGGCAGGTTTCTAATGACTATTGCAGTAAATAATTTTGGAAGCACAGTAATCACAGCAGGTGCAACGTCCAGGGCAATTAATTTTAGCGCTGCTACAGATGGAACTTGGGTGTATTGCTGGGTTTCTTTGGGCGGCGCTGTAAGTGCTCTGACAGTTGCTGGATTTACATCCGTAGTTACACCTTCAGTTGAAGGAACAGCCATGTATTATGGACTGTTTCGACGTAAGAAGGTTGCTGGAGACACTACCGCAGCTATCAGTTGGACTGGATCTGCTAAAGGCACTATTGTTTGGGTATCTGTTGCTGGCGTAGACGGTACCACTCCTGATGAATCGGCCACTATCGCCAACAATGGAACTACATCTCGGACGGGTGTTCCTACACCATCAGCAACGCCGACTGCAACAGATCGTTTTGCTTTAGCATTCTTTGGAACAAGAACAACTAACAGTGCCAACAAACCTATTTCTTGGACTGCCGACGCGGGACTTATAGAAGTTATCGATATTGATAATAACGCTGCCGCTTCAAGTCCTTGGATTGGAGCACAAATAGCTATTTCTCCATCAGCAGTAACAAATGCGGCTCACACATACACGGGATCGCACAATGTGGCAGAATCGCATGATGGATCTGTATTGCTGTATCTTATTCCAGCAGCTGGTGGTGGCGGAGGTTCTTCCAATTGGGGCGGAAGTTTCGCTGACGCCATGTAAAAAAGAAAAGGAGCCAATGTGATTTCTTACACAGTTACTGGCTCCTTTGCCAGAACAGAAACATTTCTAAAAAGCATGGAACATCTTAATATACCAGCAATATTGCGTAAATATGGTCATATAGGCGTTCAAGCATTGTCCAATGCAACACCAATCGAAACAGGAAGAGCAGCTTCTTCATGGGGTTTTGAAGTAACATCCCAAAATGGTTTGCACACAATTGCTTGGACTAATAATGACGTAGAAAATGGTTTCCCAGTAGTTATCATGCTTCAATACGGGCATGGTACAGGCACAGGAGGTTACGTGCAAGGTCGTGACTTCATTAATCCAGCTCTACGTCCTATATTTGACCGAATCGCCAACGAGGTATGGAAGGTGGTGACCTCAGCGTAATGAGCAGTATTGAAGAACGCATTGTCAGAATGCAGTTTGACAACAAACAGTTTGAACAAGGTGTCAAATCGACTCTTGGTCAGATTGATGCTTTGAACAAGGGCTTGAAATTTGAGGGAGCCACCAAGGGCCTTAACGAACTAGGGAATATAGCTAGTAAATTTTCCATGGCCGGCATTGGTCAAGGAATCGATGCCATTGCAGAAAAATTTAGAGCTCTATCTATTATTGGAATCACCGCACTAACTAATATTGCTAATCGGGCATTGAATGCTGGCCTACAACTCACCAAATCTCTGACCATCCAACCTATTCAAGCCGGTTTTCAAGAATACGAAACAAACCTTAATGCCATTCAAACTATTCTTGCCAACACTGCTCGAGAAGGAACAAATCTTAAGCAGGTTACTGCGGCTCTAGATGAATTGAACACATATTCGGACCAAACCATTTATAATTTCGGTGAAATGGTCCGTAATATTGGTACGTTCACAGCCGCTGGTGTTAGTTTGAAGACCTCTACTGAGGCAATTAAAGGTATTGCGAATCTTGCTGCCATCTCTGGATCGAATGCACAGCAAGCATCAGCAGCAATGTACCAGTTGTCCCAGGCATTGGCTGCGGGTCGTCTTACTCTAATGGACTGGAACAGCGTTGTTAACGCTGGTATGGGTGGACGAGTATTCCAAGACGCGATTATTGAAACAGCTCGCGTTCATGGTATCGCTATCGACAAGATGATCAAAGATACTGGCAGTTTCCGGAACACTCTGGAAAAAGGCTGGTTGACTAGCGACATCTTGACTGAAACGCTGGCTAAGTTTACTGGTGACTTGACTGCCGCGCAGCTCAAGACCATGGGGTATAACCAAAAGCAAATTGAAGGCATTCTTGCTTTGGGTAAGACGGCGCAAGACGCTGCTACTAAAGTTAAGACCATGTCTCAACTTATCAATACACTTCAAGAAGCTGTTGGATCTGGTTGGTCCAAAACGTGGCAAATTATCTTTGGTGATTTCGAAGAAGCCAAAGATCTGTTCACCAATATCAACACTGTTATTGGTGGTTTTATCTCTGCGTCATCCGATGCCCGCAACAAAGTTCTTGCTGACTGGAAAGAACTAGGCGGACGAACAATTCTGATTCAAGCTCTGTCAAACGCATTCAATGCTTTGATAGCCGTCTTGAAGCCTATTCGAGATGCATTCAGAGAGATCTTCCCAGCAATCACGGCAAAACAACTCCTTGATTTGGTAGTCTCACTTCGAGATTTTACTGAAAAGCTCAAAATAGGAGGAGATACTGCAAATAAACTGAAGAGAACATTTGCGGGGCTCTTCGCTATTCTCGGTATTGGCTGGGATATTATCAAGCAAGTTGCTACAACACTGTTCCATTTGTTTGGTGTTGCTACTAATGGTGCTGGAAGTTTCCTTGAGGTTACGGCCAAGATTGGTGACTTTCTTGTAGCATTGCGAAATGCTATTAAAGAAGGCCATGGACTTGAAACTTTCTTTAGCACTATTGGAAAAATTCTTTCTGGTCCACTTACTTTGATTAGACTTCTTGGTCAAGCTCTTGCTCGAGTGTTTGATGGATTTGATCCTGAAAAGGCTGCCAAGGGAATTACCGGATTTATCGCTAAGTTCGAACCATTGTCAAAACTTGGCGATTTGTCCGACAAGACGTGGTCCAAAGTTGTTGACGTACTTCATGATGTTTGGGATAATTTCTTCCCTCTAGCACAAAAACTAACAAAGTTCTTTGGCAATTTGGCACACATGATTATGACCGGTTTCGATGGTGTTGATTATCGAAACATTCTAGCAACAATCAACACAGGATTGTTTGCTGGCCTTGCTGTCTCGCTTAGCGGTTTGATCAAAAAGTTTAAGAGTGGCATTGATGGTGGAAAGTTCCTCGATTCTATCATGGGGCCATTTAACGAACTAACGGGCACTTTGAAGTCCATGCAAAACACTTTAAGGGCAGCCACACTTCTTCAAATTGCTATTGCTGTAGCAGCATTGACCGTATCTGTTGTTGCATTGTCAAAAATTGATGCGGCCGGTCTTACTCGAGCGCTCACAGCATTGACTGTGATGTTTACTCAGTTGTTTGCTTCTTTGGTTATATTTGAGAAGATCTCAGGGTTCAAAGGCTTGGCTAAGATGCCTTTGGTCACAGGAGCTCTTATTCTTCTCGCTATTGCCATTGACATTCTAGCGAGTGCAGTAACCAAACTTGCAGAACTTGATTGGAATGGTCTTGCCAAGGGTCTTGTTGGCGTAACTGTTATTCTTGGCGCGCTTATTGCCACCGTAAGACTTATTCCTAACGAAGCCTCTCTCATCAGCACAAGCATCGCGCTTAACTTGCTTGCTGTTGCAGTAAAGACATTGGCTAGTGCAGTGATTGATCTTTCTGGCCTTAGCTGGGAAGACATGGCTCGAGGGTTAACCGGAGTTGGTGCTGTCTTAACCGGACTTGTTCTCTTTACCAAGTTTGCCGAAGCTGATAAGGCAGGGATCCTTCAAGGTGCAGGCATCCTATTGCTTGCTGCTGGAATTAAAATACTTGCTAGCGCTTTGATTGACATGTCTGGATTGAGTTGGACTGAAATTGGCAAGGGCCTGTCTGCTATGGCAGGTGGTCTTACTATCATGACAGCAGCTCTTAATCTACTCCCGCCTTCTTCTGTGCTGTCCGCTGCCGGCGTTCTAGTTCTAGCGCTTTCGCTAGGCAAAATTGCCGATGCTTTGGTCAAAATGGGAGGGATGAGTTGGGGAGAAATTGGGCGTGGTTTGACTACGCTGGCTGGAGCTTTGACACTCATTGTTCTCGCCATCGATCTTCTCCCACCAACGGCAGCACTTTCTGCCGCGGGCATTCTAATTGTAGCATTGTCGCTAGCAAAGATTAACGAAGCATTCCAAAGCATGAGCAAGATGTCTTGGACTGAAATAGCCAAAGGGCTTGTTGGACTTGCTGGAGCTTTGACTATTATTGCTGTCGCAATCAACCTCATGACTGGTGCCATTGGTGGTGCTGCAGCGCTATTGATTGTTGCTGCATCATTGGCTATTCTTTCACCCATTCTCCAGACATTCAGTCAAATGTCTTGGACTGAAATGGGTAAGGGTCTATTGATGCTTGCAGGAGTCTTTATTGTTATCGGAGCTGCAGGACTACTGCTTGCTCCAGTAGTGCCTATTCTTATTGGTTTGGGTATCGCTATTACCTTGCTTGGCGTAGGAATGCTCGCTGCGGGAGCGGGAGTTCTTGCATTCTCTGCAGGACTGACCGCATTGAGTGTTGCTGGAGCCGCTGGAGCCGCCGCTCTCGTGGCTATCGTCAGCGCAATGATTGGTCTGATCCCACAAGTTATGACGCAGCTTGGTTTGGGTGTTATTGCCTTTGCCAAAGTTATTGCTACGGCAGGTCCAGCAATTTATGAAGCAATTACTGCAGTTCTTACTGCCATGATTACGGCAATTCAAACATTGTCGCCTAAGATTGTAGCGACTCTTCTCATCTTGTTGTTCTTGTTGCTTGATGCCATGCAACAGGCTATCCCTAAGATGGTTCGAGCAGGCCTAAACATCCTCATCGGTATTCTTACTGGTATTCGTGATAACATTTCAAAGGTAGCACAAACGTCTCTTGAAATTATTTCACGATTCTTGGATGGCATTGGGAGGGGTCTTCCTAGCGTTATTCAATCTGGCGTTAACTTGATTATCAACTTCATCAATGGTTTGGCTAAAGCTATTGACAGCAATTCCCAACGTATGGGAGAAGCTGGTGGTAATTTGGCTACAGCAATTGTGAAAGGTATGGTCAAGGGCCTATTTGCTGGCGCAGGACAAATTGCTAATGCAGCACGAGATGTTGCTAAGAGGGCTTTGGACGCAGCTAAGAATTTCTTGGGGATCAACTCTCCATCCAAGGAGTTCATGAAAATCGGCATGGGAACTGACGAGGGTTTCGCTCTTGGTATGACGAAGTTCTCTCATTTGGTTGAAAATGCTGCGGGGGATGTTGGTGGAACCGCTATGGATGCTATGTCTAAATCACTTAGTGGCCTATCTAGGTTGATCTCAAGTGATATTGACATGACTCCAGTGATTACGCCAGTCCTTGATTTGACTGATGTTCAAAAGAATGCTGGTCATATTAACAGCCTTCTTGGGTCTACTCCATTGTCTGTATCTGCATCTGTCAATAATGCTAATGATGCAGCGTTTAGCATTCAGAAGCAACAAAATTCTTCGAACGAACCAAATAATACTAATGGTGGAGACGTTAATTTCTACCAGTACAATAGTTCGCCAAAGGCTTTGTCTTCGGCGGATATTTACCGACAAACAAAGAACCAACTCTCGACTGCGAAGGGAGCTCTGCCATAAATGATCGAAAAAGTAGAAGTTCGCACCGTTTCTGGCTCGCTCCTTACGTTGCAACTTGATGATGCGTCAAATGGCTATGCAGTTGCAGATATTGATGGACTTGACCCTGTCAAGGCAACCATTGTTTCATCAAGCTTTGCCGAAATGGATGGTTCTCAATATTTGTCTAGTCGGCGTGAAGAACGAAACATCACATTTAGAATCGGATTCGAACCTAATTATGCGTCGATGTCAGTTCGTAGTCTTCGTAATAATTTGTATAAGTTCTTTATTCCGAAATCTTATGTGAAGCTTCGTTTTTACATGATCGACGGACTTATTGTAGAAATCTCGGGTCGGGTGGAGTCTTTCGAGGCTCCACTCTTCACGCAAGACCCAATAGCAAACATTTCAGTGTTGTGCTTTGATCCTG